CTTGTTATTGAAGTTAAAAAATTACTAGGATTTCCTGTTAGAGGATAAGCATCTGTAATTCCATAACCACTTAATGTTGTAGGCTTTCCTGTTAATGACGCGAATGTTTGTGCAGGCACACTTGAAATATAACCTGCTGGATTTGTTGAATTGTAAGGAGTAAAACCAAGTGCTGTTGTTACATTGCCTGAAGTAATTCCTGTTAAATAAGTTGAATTATCTAAAGCAAACGTATTTATACCTGTCATTTTAACAAAAGGTGTTCCGCTAGTCCAGGTTGGTAAATTTAAAGCCCCCCAACTTCCAACACTAGGTATCGTAGGTAAAGTTTGCCACGTTTTATCCCCTCTCCAATATTGCGACGTAGTTCCAGAACTAATAGAAGGCTCTTTTGCGTTCCAAGTTGCTGCCGATGCTATTCTACTATCTGCTAATGTCCCACTCCAACCTAATGTTAAACTCAAAGGTTGCAATAAAGCTGTTGAAGGCGTACCTCCTAAAGTTAAAGTAACGTTAGTATCGTCTGTTTTTGTTAAAGCAGCAGGTGTTACTGTTGGTATTGTTGGAAATGTTGCTAAACTTAAATCCCCTCTAAAATACTGCCCTGTTGTTCCTGTAGTAATAGTTCCTTGTTTTCCATTTAATGCTGATTGTGTTAAAGTACTTATAGGTTTGTTTGAGTCGCTTGTATTATCTACGTTTCCAAGACCTACGGCAGTCTTATCAAGAGTTGCCCAAGTTTTGTCACCCTTCCAATACTGCAATACTGTACCTCTAGTTATAGCAGGTTCTTTGTTGTTAAAAGTATTCCAATTTGCAGAGGTTAAATATCCGTCTGTCGTACTACTTGCAGCTCCTAACTTAGTTTTTATAGTGGTTTGAGTTTCGTCGCCCGTATTAGTTCCACTTGTTGCAGCTAACAAATTAGCTTCTAAAGTAGTAAGCAACCTACTTCCTGCTACTTTATCAACTTTAGTATCTAAGGCTGTCTGCAATCCAGTCACATCTGCAACTATATGACTATGCGCCGCAGGTGTAAAAGTTCCAGGAATACCTGACAAAGCAGAATAAGCACCACTAAAAGGTATGAAAGATAAGTTCAAAGGTGAAACACTTGTACCGTTTCCGCTAAAATAACCTGAAACATGTGTTGTTACTACCTGATTTCCCCAATTATCCGCACCTGATGAAGGGTTAGTAGGCCCCCACGCACTACCATTCCACCCTAATACTTGACCGTTAGTCGTTCCGTTAGGTAGTGAAGTCCCTGAATTAGGGTCAACTCTTTCTACCAATACATTACCCATACCTGCGGCTAAGTCTTTTCTTAAACCTGAAACATACTTAGGTAAATTTTTAACCGAACTTTTACGCACTATCGCCGCTTGTCCAGTAGTTATTTGACCTCCAGTAGTGTTTACAACACGTAAGGATATAGTAGAACTTGTTGCGCTTACTATTCCTGTAATAGGAACTTCATATACTTCATTTCCACTAAGGAAATAAATTACATCATTAATGGTAAAATCACTAGCCGCCCATCTAGTTAATTCATCAGATACTACGCCAGTAATGGCGAAAGTATTAGGCTGTGATGCAATTGAGTTCACGCTTGTTATCTGTAATTTAGCTTGTTGGGCCAAAACAGTATTAGCAAGAACTAAAAACAGTAATACTAATTTTTTCATTAAAATACAATTTTTAAGCCCCAGTTTCCGAAGGCATTAAGATTTAATATTTGAATACCCACCGAAGAAGAAACATTCACTTCCCCAGCATAAATTCTTTGTTCAGGAGTATTATCCATGTCTATACTATAAGGTACAGATGACGAAGCCGCTAAACCTAAAATTCTATCATACTTAACTATGTTAGGCAAAGTTTTTATTACATTACTTGTTGTGCTGCCTGATTGTGTGAATAAAATTTTAAGGTCTTGATTACTACTTAAATCCGTATCTACTCCTTGTACATAAACAGAAAGTATGTCTATTTTATCAGGGTTGTAAGTATAACTTATGACTCCTGAATTTACTGTAACCGTAGGTACTATTGCTGTTACAGGGTCGTAAGCTGCTAACATCCTAGTTACTACTGTAATAGTACCGAAGGTATTAGTTACCGTTTTTACACCTTCTAACCCTTTTGCAGAATTTAGCTTTATTCTTAACAGGTCGTTCCACATCCTATTAAGATTATCACTATACATTTTTCCTTTAGAATCAACTAACTGCACACGTTCTTCACCTGTCAAAGTACTTTTTTGAGGTGCTGATACCATGCTTTTATTAGTCACGGAAACAACTGCCGTTGTTTGCGAATTTACACAAACCGTCACCGATAAGAGGCAACCAATTAAAAAAAGTTTTAATTTCATTTTTATTAATTTACATTGTTATCACCCAAAAATCGAAGCCAAAAGTTTTAAGGTAGTCTTCAGTCATATAAAAATAACCGTTTTGTCCCCAATCTTCACCCCAACTATTTTGAACTTTAAATAATTTTTTATCCGTATCATAACCTACCATTAAAACTGCATGGCCGCCTATAACTTTCTTACTCTGAAAAAGCTTAGGTTTTTTCAATATGCACTTTGTTTTAGTGATACTGTTAATATTCTCTAGAACTTGAAAACCGAACACTACCGTAAATCCGTTTGATAATGCTGTTTTTAAGTCAGTTACTAAGTTACGTTTTCCTATGGCGTAGTAAGCTGATATTTTATTATTTTCAGCTTCTTTATAACAATTTTCAGTAGGTTTAGTTGCCCAGTTTCCTGTGATATACTTCCAAGTTTCTTCTTTACAATAACCTGTTTTATTTACGGTCTTTATTCCGTCTTTTAAATAAGCCCCAGTATCCACATTGACAGTTCCTTCCAACTCCCTTTCATTATAATATATGAATAAACGCGAAGGGTTTATTCCTAATAAAGGTATTTTATGGATCACACTCAAATATTTTATCGCCCCTGCAATACTGTTAGCAGTACAACTTCCTACTGCTAATTGGTCGTAAACCCCTACTTTATCTGTAGATAAATCTACTTTTTTAGGTAAAACAACCGCCGAAAAAGCTGTTTTTAATTCATTAAAATCGTAATCTCTTTCATCAGGAGGGCTAGGTAAAAGAGTTAATTTTCTTGTTAGAAGTGCTTTTTTCATCGAAAAAATTTTTGTAAATAAGGGCAAAAGTAAGTTTTTTTGATAACAATTCCAATTAATTTTTCGTAAATTATTTAAAGGGTCTGCTAATATAATATATAGTATAATAGAATAACTAATATAATATCTATTCTTAACTATTTATATTATTGAAGGAGTCGCATTTTTAACTCTCAACTAAAAATCGTATCTTTGTTTTATAATTAATTTAAACCTATTTACTTATGACAGATTTACAAATTAAGTTCATTGTGTTCAAACATGAACAAAAAGGTGTTTTACTGATGCACGACAAAAACCGCGATGTTTGGTATCTGCCTTCAACCGATAAGATAGAATGTGTACCAGTCGCATTAAATGGTATTTGCATTGACAATCCAGTAGTTGAAGAATTACCTACACATTTCCAAGCGAGTAGTTGGGTGTCTTATGCTGACGAAGATTTTTTCGATTTCTTTTTAACTATCCCCGACAATATAGGGGAGTTATCAAGAAAGTTTTTAGAGGAGAACAACATTATGAGATTTGATAAAGCTTTACTAGATGCGTAAATGTGTTATGTGTGGTATTAAAGCCACTACCGAATACGGAGCTTCTCCGTTATGCTCATTCCATTATGGAATAGTTTCTAAACCTCGCATTGAGAATCAATTTATCGAAACTGTTAAATTGACAGCTAATGAGGTTAGGCAACTTGAATCTAAAATTGAAAATTTGCGTCAAGAAATAATTAGATTGGAAAGCGTTATAAAGTTTAACGATTCTTTTCCACCTAATAAGACAAAGTTTATTCATTACCCGTTTAATTCTGAAAAATCCGAATATTTATGAAATGGAGAGTATTTAAAGATAATAAACCCCACGCCACCGAAGAAGGTGATTGGGACGGTAAAAAGACTGCGCTACTTTTAGTACAGTGCGAAGATTATACTTATCACGTAGTAGAGGGTTATGAAGGTACAATTGATGGTTTCTACTACTTTGAATTTTTTGATAGATTTGATTATCAAATAGAGCCTATTCTAAGATGGGCTGAATTAGATTAATTATGAGTAAAAGAAATTTATACCAACTTTCTTATATTGACCACGAATCTGATGTTATTCAAGTTGTAAGAACTGACAATAATTACGGAGTTCAAGGTTATGTTTACAAAGACGGTAGAGTTGTTAAGAGATATACTCCTTACGCAATCCCCAAAATATATTATTAAAGAATGTGAAAAAATTTTTAAAGGAGAAATTTTATTATGCAAAAAATTTTTATAAAATTCGTAAAATACTTAAACCGACAAGGAAAAAATATCCTTAGCCGACTAACAATGAAAATGCACTCTTACGCTTTTACTGACATAGTTTCAGGTAGAGCAGTGTATAACTTTGTAGATTGTTACGGTGAAATATACCAAGCTGAATTTCCTTACTATGTTTGGTCTTTCAGAGTTAAAAAATAACTGTTTTAAATTTTTTAAAAAAGATGAAAGTAATAGTTAAAAAGAATTTTTTACCTTATTTCAAAATAGGAGATAATCTTGAAATCATATCTATCTTATATGAAAAAGATACTGTGTTAATTGATACCTTATACGGAGTATTTGACAAAGCAGGTAATATGCTTAGAATAGCTAGTCCTGAAGACATTAACTCTTTAAATACCAAAGAGTTTAAGTTGATAAAAATATCAGAACCTGTTGTAGCTAAAAAAGGAACTTGGAAAGATAGTTTTCTTCGTTTTGAAGACGGTAGGACATATCCAGGAACTTTTGTACACGTATTCGCAGAATATTTTGATAAAATCACCGAGTAAAAATATTATAACCGTTTTTAAAATAAATTATTATGTCACTATTTGAGTTCTTCGGCCAAACCATGTTCGGCTCGCATTTGCCCTTTCTAGCGTTCTTATTAGGGCCTTTCATTATCAGCATTTTTCTTGATTTAATTGTTTATATATTAGTTCGTATAGTTAATTCTATACGGACTTTTTTTATGTCTAATAGGTTCGTATCTTGCTATTTCAAAATTAAAATCATATCTTTGCCGCTAAAATAAAATTAGGTCGTTATGTTTATTTTAAAAGAAGAATCCTTACCTAAAAATTCTAATAGTGAATATCTTACTATTTACCCTTATATCTTTACTAAACATTCAGTTAGAAAGTTATTGGCAAATAAAGATAGTAAAGAATTTACTGTTATATGTATAAGACATGAAGTTATACATTTGAAACAGCAAGCTGAATGTCTTATTGTTTTTGCGTTTTTATTTTATTTAATAGAGTGGTTTATAAAAGCTGCTATAGTTAGAAGTTTTAAAAACGCTAGGTATTTAATTTCTTTTGAACAAGAAGCTTACCGATATGAAAAAGATAATTGTTACCTAGACCATAGAAAAAGATATAGTTGGTTAAAATACATCTTTAACATGGATAGCGAGTACCGTAGTAATAACGTTTAAAACTAATTAAACCACAATACCTTAATTTATAAGGTTTATATTTGCTAAAATTCTTTATAATAACTAAAAGTATGAGTAGAAATTTATTGTTAATTGACGCAGGTCATGGCGGAGTAAATCTTCAAGGAGTTTATACTACTCCTGGAAAACGCTCATTCTTTAAAGGTAAGAAGCTTACAAATGGTGAGAATTTTTATGAAGGCGTTTCTAATAGAAGATTCGCTAGTCTTTTAGCTAAAGAATGTGAAAAGTTAGGCATACCTTACGAGTTTTTACATGAACCTATCCGAGATACACCGTTAGCGGAACGTGTTTTAAAAGCTAATACCTTAGCTAAAAAATATGATAAAACGCTGTTAATAAGTTTGCACTCTGATTGGATTGATAACCCAAGCGTTAGAGGGTTTTCTGTATGGACTACTGTAGGAGAAACCGCTTCAGATAAAGTAGCCACTGCTATACATCAAGAAATTTCTAAAACTATGCCTATGCTTAAAGCTAGAAAAGATTTAAGCGACGGTGATGTTGATTTTGAAAACCAGTTTTATATTTTAAGATTTTCAAATATGCCTTCAGTGTTATGTGAATATTTATTTTTCAGTAACGCGGAAGATGTAGAATGTATTTGTAACCGCCTTGATTTAGATGTTTTGTACATGAAATCTTTATCTACAGTAATTAAAAACTATTTTAAATAATGGACACTACAGCTAGAATAATTTACATAGAAGGGTGGGCCGCACCTGAATCCGAAGGAGGTAACACTTCGCCCTCTGCAATATCCGCAATAAACGGTTTAAATAAATCAGGTGATGATATTAAGTTAGGCGGCTCTCTTACTCAAAATACCACTATTAACTTAGAAGGTAATGATTTTTTTATTTCAGGTGGAGGTAGATTTATCTTTTCGTCAACTTCTACATTCAATTTAAATTTAGTTTTTAGAAATAAATCCGAAATTGAATTTGAAAATAAAGATAGAGGCGTTATAGTCCCTGACTCTAACCCTAACATAAATCAAAAATACAGAATTTTCGTACTTGACGGAAAATTGACCCTTAAAAAATTATAGTTTAATGGCTTTAGAAACTAACATCTTATATAATATACCTATGTATTTAGGTAGTTTAGTTGATATTACTGCTAAACAAACTGATTCTGCATTAGCTCCAGGTAGTTTTTACATGACTAATGATTCGGGCCAACCTGTTAAGTTATTTTTATCCTTATCAGCTAATCAGTTATCAAGAGTAGATAATGAAACTTTTACTCAATACATTTCAAGTGTAGCTAGTGGAGGTATATCTTTAACTGTAACTAATAACGGTCAATTAGCTGCTGCTTTACAATTAAGTTCTAATGCGAATAACGCCGCAGTTTTAGATAATTTAGGTAAGTTGTATGTCCCTCCAGTAGGGAATTCTTTTATTCAAAGTAAAGCCAATTCTGATTCTATAACTTTAACAGTTAGTCAATTAGGTGAACTTTTAGCTACACTTAAATTAGATACAAATAGTGATAACGCCATATCTATTTCACCTAACGGAGTTTTTGCTAAAAAATTAAAAATCGCATCTAACAGCTCTAGTTTAGCTGAAATTGATAGTAATGGCGATTTAGTAATTAAATCAGCAAGGCTTACAGATATACATTCAGCTACGGCTTATACAAGTATTTCAAATTTTTGTAACGCGTATAATTCAAATACATGGAATCCTAATACAGGTAAAGAGTTAGGTACTGCCGATTTAGTTATCTTAGCCAGTAGTGCAGGTAATTATTTATATAAAGGTGCTGACAATCCTTCTATTATTAGTATTACTGACTTTATAGTTATTGAGGGTGGTGAATATACTACCGCGCAAATAATTGCAATGTTTTCAGGTGTAGGTTCTATTAGTATTAACACTAACGGGCAAATATCTTTAAATCTTTCTACAGCTAATGGAAACAATCTTACTACAGGGGTAGATGGTAAACTTTATCACAATACAGGCAATACGCAAGTACAAACCGTTAATAATGCAAATCAATCTCAAACGTTATCTGTAATAGATACGTTTAATCAGATATTTACTGTAATTAAAAACCTAAATACCGCAGCAGTAGCCGCAGAAAATGGTTTACAAGTTTCAGCAGGTAAAGTAATTTTAGGAGGGACGCTTACTAAAAATACTGTAATAGACCAGGACGGTAAAAGTCTTACTATTGAGAAAGGGGATGTTAATATACATAACTTATTCTTAGCACAATTTACTACTGATAGCGTAACAGGCTTACCTACTACGCGTATAGGTACATTATATTACAAAGTGTTTTTAAATGAGAATTTTCAATTAGTTGTAGTTCCACTTTAAACATTACCTTAAACAAAAATATGAATTTGTTATTTTTAAAATTTCCGTTTTTAGATAGCGTACTTTTTAGGACCTTGTTAGGTAGCGCAATCGCATGGTTAATCAGCATTATACTTCCTGTATATATGTTTATTATTGGATTAACCGTTTTAGTTTTTATTGACCTTTTTTCAGGTATTTCAGCCTCTAGAAAACGGGGTCAAACAGTTATAAAAAGTTCAGGGTTGCGAAGAACCGCTACTAAGTTAGGAGTGTATTTCAATTTACTTGTGTCTAGTCTAGTTATTACTCATTTAGTAGTAAAGCCTTACACAAGCGTACATACCCCTATTTTTGAAACTGTAGCGTTTTATTGCGCCTTAGCAGAATTTAAAAGCATTTTAGAAAATACAGGAAGTACTTTAAATCTTCCTTTGTTAGATACATTACTTAGTGTTTTACCAGTTTTTAAAGTTTGGTGGGAAAAGTTTTTTCCTCCAGCTACAGAAATTACAGAACATAAGGATAATCAAAATACAGAAGATGATACTAAAATCATACAGTGAAAATGGTTATTACTCCCTTATCACCTTATTAAATAGACATATAGAAGGTGAAATTTCTAAGGACGGTTTACAAGGTGCTTATTTTGATTGGATCGTTACGCAACTCAATCAAAATAATCACAACGTTGCCGTGTTTATATCCGAGTTGTATTTTAACGAACAGGAATATTGGGGTTGTGTAGCCGCGTCTAAAGATTATTTATTGATAATTAAAGACGAACCGACTACACCAGTAACTCCTATTCCTTTATATAAAGCTACTACGGCAAACTGTCATAAATTATTTGATATTAACGCCGAAGAAGGCATACAGCAATTTTTTGAAGATACGATTCCATTATTAGATGTTAATGATAGTCAAGATGTATTACTTCAAATTTATAACCGTATATCTTGGGGCAATCAAAATTATTATATTCACTTAAAGACTTCACACGATTTAGAACATATTGCTTCGGGACAAATAGCATCTAGGTTGTTAATAACTCCTAGAGTTTCGTGTTATAATGTAATTATTGATACTTACGTTATTTTCAATACTACTAATTCGTATTCAGCTAGATATGCAGGAGAAACTTTAGTTACTTTAAGTGTTCAAACTTCTCCAGATAATGTTCAGGAAGTTACTCTTAATAAGTTTAATCAAGAATTTAAGATAATTAAAAATGAATACGCATTAAAAAGCTTAACCGAGCTTGCTAAAAAAGGGGTTATATTTTTTAATCCTTAGACGATAATTATGGGCAGAACATTTTTTAAAAAGTCAGCCGCCGATTCAGTAGATAACTCATTTAAAGCTAGAGGTAAATCATTTGAAGAAGCTAAGATAAAAAAAGATTTTAAAAAGTTAGAGTATGATTTAGGATTTGACCCTGAACTTCTAACTGAAAAAATTATAGAGTTCGGTAAAGTCCTTACAGGTATTCCTATTTATAATTATCAGTACGAATTTATATATCGTGTTATATATTCAGTACTTACAAAGGAGGGTGAAACTCTTACAGCTTTGTGGGCCCGTCAGTGTTTTGGTAAAGGTACTAAAGTTCTTTTAAGTGATTACTCTACTAAAAACGTAGAAGATATAACTACTGACGACGTACTAATGGGAATTAACGGCGAACCTCGAAAAGTTCTTAGTACTACTAAGGGTGTTGATAACCTATATGAAGTAAAACCGCGCACTAAATATGGTAAAAGCTATGTTGTCAACGAAAGTCATATAATGGCTTATAAGAAACGCAAGCGTAGAAAACCAGGTGTTTTTACTGATGAACTACATACTGTATCTCAATACTTAGCTCTTTCAAAAACTAAACGTGAAAATAGAAATGTAGGTTATCGTAGTATTACTACTTTTAATAAAGCTGAAGTTGAACTAGACCCTTATTTTTTAGGTTTATGGTTAGGTGATGGTAATAGTAGAAATCAGTCTATATACTCTGCTGATTTTGAGATTGTTGAATATTTACAGCACCTAGCTGATACTATTGAAGGACACTCTTTATCTAACTACGGTAATTATCAATACGCTATTGTTTCAGACTCTAAACACTCTAACAAAATTATAAAAGGACTTAATTATTATAATTTAATAGTTAATAAACATATCCCAAAAGAGTATCTAATTAACGATGAAGCTACTAGACTTTCAGTTTTAGCAGGTATAGTAGATAGTGACGGGCATGTAAGTAAATGTAAAGGTAAAAATAATGTACTTGAAGTTACTTTTAAATCTGAATCTTTAGCTGATGATTTGATTATGTTAGCTAAGTCTTTAGGATATAGAGCTACTAAATATGCTAAAATAGCAACTATCAAATCTATCGGATTTTCAGGCCCTGTTTTTAGAGTTACTATTTTTGGTGATTTGACTAAAATACCTACTAAAATTGCTAGAAAACAAGTTAAAACTTGTGTACTAAGAGAGAATCCTTTACATTATTCTTTTGATATTGAACCAATAGGGAGAGGAGAGTTTTATGGTTTTGAAACTGATGGCAATAAGTTGTTTTTGTTAGATGATTTTACAGTAGTTCACAATAGCGGAAAATCGGAGTCGCTTGCGTTTATCATTGATACTCTGTGTGTTATACTTCCAATTTTAGCTAATATCTTCCCGTCATTACAGGAATTTAAAGGAGGTTTTCACGTAGGTATTTTTGCACCTCAATCAGACCAAGTAACTACTACCTATAGTAGAGCCTTAGTAAGATTGAACTCCGCAAACGCTCAATTAGTTATGAGTGATAAGGAAATTGATGTGTCTAATAAATATGATGCTCAATTACATTTAACGAATGGAAGTTTCTTAAAAGGTCAAACAGCCGCAAAAACTTCTAAAATTGAATCTAAAACTTACCACTTAATTATTATAGAAGAAGCTCAGGACTGTGACGATTTAGTAGTATCAAAGTCTATAGAGCCTATGGGTGCTGCCACGATGGCCACCACTTTAAAAGTAGGTACAACAGGTACTAGAAAATGTGATTTTTACGACGAAATTCAATTTAACCGAAAACGAAGTACAGGACAGTATTCTACTAAATTGCGTTACCATTTCCAATATGATTATAAAGAAATCATTAGGCAAAAACGTACCCAGTATGAAATAGATAAAAACCCTTTCCACCTTAATTATGAAAGATTTATCTCTAAACAAATTGCTAAGAGAGGTGTAGAAAGCGCATCATTTAAGTTAGGTTTCGCGTTATTGTGGGACTTAGAAACAGGAATGTTTATTACAGATTTAGAGTGGGCAGGTATTTTAGATAAAAGAATGAACTGGACTTACGATATTCCCGATGGATTTGACGTAAGAGCAGGGTTAGACTTAGCGAAAGAAAACGCCGAATCTGTTTTAACTATTGTAAAAAACGCTTATGATAAAGAAACAGGAAAACGTAAAATGCAAATTTTACGAATCCTAACTTTCAAGGGTGATTACGATAAACAACATAACGATTTTTTAAACGCAATCGTAGAGTTTAATATTTCCGCCATATATGTAGATAATACAGGTGTAGGTAAGCCAGTAGTAGATAGACTTGTAGCTTCAGTAGGAAGTTATTGCTATATCCACCCTTACGATTTTTCTTCACAGTCTAAAAGTGACATGTGGTTAGCGTTAAGATTAGCTATTGAAACTAAACTTTTAATTATTCCAGCATCTAACGCAGCTAGAGGTACTTCCGAGTATGAAAAGTTAGAAAGTCAGATGAAAGGAATGATTAAGTACTATGATAGAAATTATCTATGCGCTCATAAAGCTAAAAAAACTGATTATGATGACTTTTGTGATAGTTTAGCCTTAGCAAATTTATGTTGTTTAACCGACATTGAAGAAATGGCAGAAATTGAAATAAGCGATAATCCTTTTTTCCAAAATACTTTAACGGCTGCAAACTTAATAAAGCAGTTAGAATATAAAAATTATTAACGTATGAACAATATTAATTCAGCAGGTTTTACAAATAGTGATGCTACCGAACAATTACGTAACTATGTCAGAACTACGTATATTTCAGGTAATACAGGAGAAGAAGATAGAATTAGTGCTTACGAGCTGTTTTTTCAATTCTATAAAGGTAATCATTGGAGAAAGTACAACCTCACAATGGCTAGTTTTAATTATTGTGCCGCTTTTATAGATAAAACTTCACAATTCCTAATAGGAAAAAACGGGTTTACTTTAAACGTAAAATCATATTACACTGAATCTGTTTCAGATGAAATTGAACAGTTAGCTGAAAACTTATTGACTTATCACTGGAATAAGAATAATCGCCTTAACTTATCTTACCAAATGTTACAAATGGGAGGAGTTACAGGTGATTTATTTATGATACCTACATGGAATCCTGCTGAAAAATACTGTAAGTGGACTGTATGTGATAGTCGTCATGTATTAGTAGAGTTTGTTAATGGCGATCATAATAATATGAAAGCTTTTAAAGTTCGCCAACCTTTAAAAGACAATCCTAATAAGTATGCGGTTAAAGTGCATGAATATACAAAAACAAGTATTAGAATTTATTATCAGAAATCAGTCAAATACGATGATACTGATAAATACGAAATTCAAGAATACGCAAATCCTGTGGATTTTATTCCAGTTGTTCATGTTCAAAATAAGCCTATAAGTTCTGAATACTTCGGGCAATCTGATTTATCTGACATTTTAAAGTTAAATAAAACTTATAATGAACTTCAACAAACTTTAAAAAGTATTATTGATTATCACGGAAGTCCTACTACTATTGTAAAAGGGGCCACAATAAATAACGCCATTAAAAAAGTAGGTAATATTTGGTCAGGATTCCCTGCTGAAAGTGATATTAGTAATTTAGGTTTAGATGTAGATTTAAGTGCTATCACTAATTATTCGAAAGAGTTAAAAACCTCTATGCACGAATTAAGTGATATACCTGAAAATTTCTTAGGTAAATTGCAAGCTATTTCAAATACTTCAGCTGCCGCTTTAATGCTTACTTATCAACCAGTAGTACAAAGAGCTAACCAAAAATGGCAACAATACGGTCAAGGTATTACTGATATGAACGCTATTACAGTAGCCTTTATCCGAGTTTATGACCCTCAAAATGCTACGCTTAAAAAGTTAGATAAGTTAAGCCCTAATTTAGGCGCGTTTGAAAAAGAATTTTTTGTAGAACCTTTATTTACTTACGGATTCCCCCAAGATAAAACAAGTGAGTTAAACATAGCAACTACAGAAATGAATTTAGGGATTAATTCAAGAAAACGTATAATGAATCGTTTAGGTACTAAGAATACTCAAGATGTACTTGAAGAAATCAGACAAGAAAAGTTAGAGGATGCAGAATTTCAATCTAAGTTAGATGCTATTACTAATCCACAACCTGTAGAACCTCCTGCAAATCCAGGAGAGCCTGACTTAGGAAGTTCATCAAAAGATTCTACCGAACCTAAACCTAACGATGCTTCAAAAGCTGTTGATACTCCAAGTGCGTCAAAACCTTATACGAAAGACGAAGTTACTAACGTACTTAAAAAGCACCTTAATAAATCGTAGTAATAGCGTAAACATACTTTCACGTAAGCAAACAAATTTTTAAATGTGGTTTATATTACTGTATATTTACGTTTATTTTAAAATATTATTTTTTAATTATCAAAATTCGTTACAATGAACAACGATAGCAAAATGAAGTATTCAGGCGACCCTGAATCTTTACACCGCGTAGGTCAAAACAACGCACCAAAAGTTCAAGGGGAATTTGTAAACAATCACCCTGCTCCACTTATGGCTGAAGATGGTTTGATTAAAGGTACAAATCAGTCAGCTACGGCTAAACTGAGAAACAACATGATGGGTAACTAAAATTCCTAAATTGTTTTTTAATTAGAAGAAAATATCGAAGTAAATATAGACGTAACCCACCCGTAAATATAGACGTAACTAAACCAATATCGCAATCAATAATGACACAAAAACAATTTCAAAACTTATTGGCTGCAAGAGCAGCCGCAGGCGTTACTGATTTTCAGAATGACCCTGAAGTTTTAACAGGAATTAATCAGATGTTAGCTTATACAGCTACAACTGAAAAAACTAAGTTGCACGGAGAGAAGCAAGCTTTACTGGACAAGCTTAAGTCCTTAGAGGCAACTCCAGCAAACCCTAATGCACCTACGAATCAAGCCGATTTGTTAAAAGAGGTGGCAGCTCTAAAAGAGCTAGTTACAAACATAAAACCTGCTACTTTCGATGTAGATAATTTAGGTGAAGCTATTGGTAAAACAGTAAATGACCTTTTAGCTACTAGATTAACACCTGTAGAAGGTTTTATCAATGAACAAAGAGTTTCACGTCTTTCTGATATGAAGGTAAAACTTTTGAGCGACAATAAACTTGTCCCCGAAGCTTTATCTTTAATTACAGGAGATAGTGAAGCTGACATTTTAGCTAGTGTAGAAAAGTTGAAAGCTATTCCGTCTTTAATTAAGGTAGAAGCTCCTCCAGCAGACCCTACTCCAGCAGAACCAAACAATCCGACTCCGCCAACTCCGCCACCACCTCCAGCAGGAGGTAATCCAGCGAATCCAGGAGAAACCATACTTGACAAAGTTACAAATATGAGTCCACAGGATTACGCTAACAATCGTGCCGCTATTTTAGCAGCATTACAGGCAGAAGTAGGAGGGGGTTAATTTATTAACTAACTAATTCTTTTTCTTATAATGAAGAAATTTATTTTAATGTTACTGCAAGCGTTCGGGTTTTTCACCTTGTTCGCAACTGATACAACCACAACCGCAAGTATCAACAATCCGCCTACAGCCGTAGCGTTTACGCAGGCTATACGTACAATCTACTCGAAAGAAGTATTGTTTGAGGCGTTGCCGCAATTAAAGTTTTATCAATTTGCGAAGAAAAAAACCGACCTTCAAGCAGCATCTAGGGGTAAAGGTATCACTTTTGTCCGCTATAATAATCTTTCATACACAGGCGACCTTGCTGAAGATGCTGACATGAACGTTGAAGGTATCGGAGGTACTGAAATTACTATTAACGTAAGTGAAAAAGGTAACTCCGTTAAGCTCTCTGAATTGTTAATGAAAACAGCTTTGTTAGATACTTTATCAGATGCAACACGTTTATTGGCAGCTAACTATGCAGTTTCTCTTGATACTAAATTCCGTGATACGGTAATTGCAACACCTAACGTTATTTTTGGTGGAGGTAAAGCATCTACAACTGCAATGGCAGGTACAGACGTTTTCTCTGCAAGAGTAGTTAAAGATGCTGTTGAAATTTTAGCTTATAATAATGCACCTAAGATTGGTGGAGAATACTATGTGTGTATCGCTAGTCCACACCAATTGCGTCAATTGCGTGATGACAGTGCATGGGTTACAGCACAAGCATACAGGGGTACAGGTCGTCAATTGTATATCGGTGAAGTTGGTATGTATGAAGGTGTTGTTTTCTTAGAAACAACTCAAATGCCTAAACTAACTGCTGCACAAATAACAGCTAAGTATGGCGCAGGTCATAGTTTGACTAATGCTTGGGAAGCTGTTTTCTTCGGAGAAAACGCTTTTGGTTTAGCCGAAGCATTACCTGTTGAAATTCGTGACGGTGGTATATTAGATATGGGTCGTAAGCATCAAGTAGGGTGGTATTCCATTTACGGTGTAGGTATCATTGAACCTAAGAACATCGTTAGGGCAGTAACAGCATAAAAATTACACTTTCAAAATGCTCTAATGGAAATTAAACTGTTAGAGCATTTTTTATAAAACAACACTTTCAATATGAAAAAAGGTTCAAGTACAGCTGTAGAGGCAGTTGAAGTAGATACACCTGATGTATCGGATGTAATCGCAGAAGTAGTAGAGTCAGAAGCTCCTACCGAAAAAATGGTTATGTGTCTTTGTATGGTTACAGAAAAAGCGCATATCGGTAACACCGAGTATGATTTAGTAGCTGAAAGAAAAATTCAACTACCGTACACAGCCGCAAATATTTTGCAAAACTGCCATTACGTGGTAAAAGTTTAAAAAATGGATTTAGCTACGCTAGTAAGCAAAGTTAGGGAACTTACATACGATAAATTCCCTATCCCTATTTTATATGTAAAAAGTGCTGACAACCCTACGTGGGTTTTAACAAGTACTTCTACTTCTGTTCGTGTTATGGACGGAGTTACCGAAGTATTTAATTTCCCAGTTACTTCTACATCTACAATAGGAGAGTTAGTAGATGCTTTAATAGCTAAAACTGTTAATAACAAACCTGCTTTTAGCGTAGCTCAAACCTTTGCCTATAAACCTGAATTAAAGTTAGTTTCTACCTACCCTTTTTCAGGTTCTTTAAGTAATATTTTAAACTTCTCCTCAAAAAATTATGTAACAGAAGAAATGGTTAAAGACATTTTCAAACGTTACTTAATTCAAAGAAGAATTGTAAATCCTAGATGTAATTGCATCGAAGATGAAACTATAACTTCTATCTTAGCTAGTGTAGGTTGTTTTATAGAGAATCACATTTATTGGTGGGTTTCTTATTTTGTTGTAGAACAACGCCGATTATCTGAAATGGCTAATAACCTTTCAGATATTGCTTTTACTACCGATGCAGATGCTTTTTGCGGTTTACCTTCATTTGGATTTTCAAAAGATATAGGTTCAATAGATGTTAGTATTGCAGATGTTTTTAAACTAAACATTCCTGACGTAGCACAATTGAACGCGCAAATAGCCACCGATAAGAACGCAGTGGGCCAAGATAACTTATTTGGTGATGCAGGATTTTGGTGGAAGTTACAACAATATTTAAGAGTTTTAGTTGAGCGCGATTATCAGGATTATTCTTTACGTCCTGACCAAATTCTCAATGGACAACTTCACATAGTAAAAGATAGCAACCAAAATGCGTACTTCGATACTTTCCCTTACGAGATTTACACGTATAGCGGAAACTTTCCACAAGGCTGTTAGTCAAAGTCCTGTTTGTGTTACGTTTAACTACTTAACTACAACAACTTCTAATACTTTAGAAAGTGTGTTAGGAGAAAACACGCGCAGTATCGAAGCGTATAAAGTTAAAGCTCTTTTTAAAAGAGATTTTTCTTCTTTTGAAAGACAAAAGCAAGGTTTAACTACTGATACTTCAGCTGTTATTTACACTTCGCCAAAATTGTTAAAATCTTTGTTTAATGACTATAAGATTGACCCTTTAAGACTTAAAATAGAATTAGAGGGTGAAAAATATTTAGTTAAAACTATCATTTATCAAGGTCAAGTAGATGCTTACAATTCTTGCATTTGTGTAGAAATTCGACTTGTTGATGATGTAAGAGGAGGTTAATAATGGAAGTTCTTGAAGCAGAGTTAGACTATAGAGAAACTTTAAATCTTACTAGATTTAGAAACGTCACTAAAAACGAACAAGGGTTAAAAGTTGCATTAAAAGCCGCGTTTAGAGAAATATCTGAAAAATTCAGACAAGCCATTATTAGCACTCTTAACGACATGGCGTATGACGGTGAATATAAGTTAGCAATTTCAACCATAAGAAAAAAAGGACATGATACTGTTCTACTAGATACAGGCGGTTTACGTCAAAGTTTAATTATCAAAAGAGATAAACTTACGATTAAATCAGGTCAAGGTAATTACCCTCTAACTTTTAGAAGTATGTGGGAAGTACATGAATACGGTAATGATAAAATTCCTCCTAGACCAGCGTGGAAAATTAGTTGGGATAAACTAACATCAGGTAACCCTTCTTATGTAGATAAAGTTATTCAAAAACACGTAACAAATTATTTCTTAAATAAAGTAGAAAATGCTTTAAGATGATAGAAAGTTTCAGAAATATAAACTATAATTTCTTGACCTTATTGCTAGGTAAAGGTAATACTTCTGAAAGTTTTGCTAACATCAATACTGTACCTATTAAAGATATAAACGACGTTACTGTTTTAAATCCGTTTTTTATTTATCAAAGAGCTTCGGGCCAAGATTACTCTCAGGTAAGAAAAGAAAATTATCCTGCTATCGCTTTGTATGATTTTATGCCTGAACCTAGCGAGTTTGATAACAATTGGGGTAAAAATTACAAAGTAGGTGGCTTTGATGAAGTTGCTAATACCGCAGATATTATACCTTACCCAGCTAGAATAAATCAAAGGTTTCAGTTAAGTTTATTCGCTTTAAAATCTTCTGAAATGTATTCTATGTTAGACTACATGTATAAGACTTTCCCGTTAGGTGTAGGTGAAGTTTTGTGGTTTAATAAAGTGACTTTACCTAACGATAGATTTGTAGGCGACCCAGTAAATTGTATAGTTAAAGAAGTTCAAACTCAGACTAGAACAGAGGGTTTAATAGAGCATTTGTTTTATGTTGACCTTACTTATTGGATAAGTCTTAAACCTACCAAAACTTTTGATTTATACGATTCTATAAAAATTGAGTTTAACCAAGTTTTACTAACGTAGTAACTACGTATATAAATATTAAAGGCGTTCATTATTAATAAAAATAACATAAATTTGCAGTATGAAAAAAATAGAAAAGTCTAAAACAGATGAAACTACTGAAAAACCTTTATTAAATTTTAAAGGTTTATCCCATGTTCAAGTTGACTTTATGAATAGTGAAGGCAATATTGAAACTGTTGTTATTTCTCCTATGGAAGAAAGTTCTGTATTTGACTGTAAATTCAATGTAGATAAAATTGAAAATTTATTAAAAAATAATAATATCGTATGGGAAATATAGGAATTAGCACTTTTGAAGGTATTTCATCAGGAGCTACTCAATTTTTAGGTAATACTCCTTTATACAACACAGGTTTATTATTCGCCCGTGAAAGAGGTATTTCAAACAAGCCTGTTTTAATCAGCTCTTTATCTGAAGATAGATTAAAATTTGGAGAAGTTTCTCCTACCGCTTACGGTGCTTACATCGTTAGAAACCTTTTTAAAAATGCAGGAGCTTACGGTGCAACCGTTTACGGTGTTCGTATTCTTGATGAAGCTAATTCTACTGCCGCTTTTGGTTTTTTGACTGACGGTAATGTAGGTAGTCCTGTTAATATTTTGAAAGTTTTTGCAGGTCAAACAGGCAACAAAGATAAAGGTACTTGGGCCAACTGTTCAAGTTCAGTTACGCCTGAAGGTGTTTACTGTGAGTTCTTACCAAAAGACCATGTAAACGGCACGAAAAATGCTTATACTGTTAGAGTATATTACAAGCAAGTCTTACGTGAAACGTGGGTAGGTGCAACTTGGGCCAGTTTGACTACTACTGTCAATGAATCATCGTCTTACATCTACGTTGAACCTCAAACAGCAGCTACACAGCAAGGTAATACGCCTCCAGCTGTTATTACAGGTGTAAGTAAAGTTATTTTAACAGGCGGAACATACACAGCTCCTACTGAAGCAATGTTTTACGCAGGTGGTGATTCGTTAGCTCCGTTAGGGTTGAACTGTTTCAATACTGTTGATATTCAAATGTTAGCCGTATGCGAGCATACAAGCTTAACTATGAATACGAAAGGTATTGAGTACGCAAATGCGCACCCTAAAAAACCTATTTTCGTAGGTTGCTTACCTTATCAAAGCAATACTACTACCGTAGAATCATTTGCTACTGCTTTACAAAAAGATACTACTCAATGTAGCGCGCTTTATAATTTTTGGGTAAAAACCAACGACGAAAATAGTGGTACTATATGGGTGCCAGCTATGGGAGTTATTATAGGTGCTGGTTATATTCGTATTCCGTCTGCAAATAGTAACTTAATACACTTCCCTCCAGGAGGTATTGATAGTGCTTTTACTGACGTTATTGATGTTACTCCTAGTACTTTAGATGTTACTACTGAAACTACTTGGGTAAAAAGATATTCAATTAACATTGCACGTTATTTAGCTAATACAGGTTGGTTCTTGTTTAGCTCTCGTACTACAAGTGTTAATTTACTTTATCAGTCAGTTCATATACGCCGTATGACAAGTAAGTATTCGGCTGTACTTGAATCAAACATGCTTAAGTATGTGCAAAAGCCTGTAACAAATGAAATTCAAAGAGAGATTTACACAGCATTGCTTACGTATTTCAGAAATGAATGGACTTTGGGCGCGTTAAATAACACTATCCCTTTTGATAAAGCGTGTGTTATAAACATTGCACCTGATGTAAGTGACCCTAAACAGTTAAATGTTACTTTGGATTTAATTTACACAGAGTGTATCGAATCAATCCGCATTAACCTTAATCGAAACGATTTTTCTTTAACTATAACTAATTAAAAATGGGGAAGCCTAAAACTCCGATTGACCTTTATGTAACGAACGGTTGGTATATTGAAATACCTTCTTTCGCTTCGTTTCCAGGTTTACAATCGCCACACTTTCAAACGTTGGAAGGATTGGGTATTGATAGTGGTACTGTTGACATAGTTGACGCAGGAACTAATATTAAATATAAATTCCCTACGCAGATTCTTGATTTTACCGAGATAACGCTTACGCGAACTCTTGATGGTGGGCCTGATGATGCAGCTTTAGATATATTGGCTCAACTTTGTTTACGTCAAGGTGTAAAAGTTCCTGTTGTAAGTATCGTCAAAATGCACAACCAACAAGAAGTTTTCCGTGTACAAGCACAAGGATTTAGACTTTTATCAGAAAAGTTTCCTACAATGGATATTAACGGTGAAGATAAATTCTTAATGACTTATCGCGCCACAATAGACCAATATCAAAAAGTATAAGAAAGTGTAAGTTCATATAAAAAGCGGTTATTGTATAAAAACTTTAGCCGCTTTTTTGTTTTTATCGTAGAAATAGCTTATATTTGCGCCAACTAAAATAATTTTAAAGATGTCATTAGTATTTGATTTAAATAACGGGTACTTATCAGGCTCTGGAGAAAGAGAGCTTAAGATAAAAACCGTGCCGTTGCTTCGACTTAACGGTGTTGCAGAAAAAATAATTACTACTCGTTTACCTGAAAAGCCTTATACTTATATGGCTTACATTTTAGCTGCAAGTATTGAATCGTTAGAGGGTATTCCTATCGCTGCAAAATGCAGAAAAGAATATAGCGAAAATGGTAGAATTAATATTCCTAATGTTTTATTAGACATGCCGTTAGGTGAAGTAGCTACTTGTTTAGTTGAAATTCACCGCTTGTTGTGGAAAAATACTATTAAAGACCAAAAAGGTCACTGTTCTCATTGCGGAGGAAGTTTCACTACCGATATTGAGTTAGATAGAATTACTTTGCGCGACTCTGAAATGGCTAAAATTGTAGAGTTCCGTAATAAAATAGTTGTTGACCTTCCCGAAGGTTGGAGTTATACAGCTCCTACAATGCCAAATGGCCGTCCTAGTGAATATATTCAGTACGAAGGAATGACTTTTAATAAGATGGAGTTCAAAGTTCCTACGTTACGAAATGCTATCCAACATGAAAAGTTAGCCCCACAAGAAATTACATTTTGGCGGCAAGTAGCAAGAGTTACACTTGAAAGAGTTTATAATGAAAGCAATGAATTACCAGCTCCAGCGTTTTTAGGTTTAGGTACTAAATTGTACGATGAAGTTCTATATACAGAAGATTTGTTAGCTATTCGTGAGGGCCTTCGTGATTCTATTCCAGCCTTGACATTTTTCTATATGGAAGAATGTCCGTATTGTCATAATGACACCCCTGTTACTTTGGAGGGTAACAATTTTTTCCCGTCTTAACTTCTCTACAAATGCTTCCTGATTTTTTACTAAGTAAAGTTCAGGCATCATTTGTAGAAAGAGATTTTGGGTATTTTTTTAAACGTAACCAATTATTCATGTTTGCGTTTGATGAAGAAAAAAGTAGTTTTCATAATGATAGTGTTATTATAATGCACGTCTTACATCAAAGTTATGATACTATTTTGAGTTGGTCGTATGAAGAAAGAACTTTTTATAAAGAAGCAGCAATAGAATTATTAAAAAAATTAAATTCAACTGAAAAGTAAATGAGAGGACATAGTTTAGATGATATGTTATTACTTACAAGTAGTACTTTGGGCCGACTTAACAGCGCAGACCAAAGTATTGCGGGTATGGCGCGTGATTTAACTTATGTCGTTAGAGGTGCTAGAAATACTGCCGCAGCAGCAGCAGGGTTGTATTTAGTTCAAAAAGCTTTTCGCGCTGTTTTTTCCGCAGGAGAAAGTTTAGACCAAATGTTAATTAGAAGTCAGATACATTTAGGATCGTACGGCAATGCACTTGAAGCTTATCGAAAATTTCAAAACGGTGTAATATCGGGTGATTTATTAGGTAACGCTTCTGACTATTTAGCAGCTACAAAACTCTTAGCAGTTAAGGGTATTCAAATGACTGATGCTATTACTAAGAACTTGAATAATATGGCCGCAGCTAGTGGAAATACTATTACTCAAGTTGCTTCTGATATTAACGCAGCTATTGCAGGTAATCAACACGCCTTAGAATCTTACGGTATTTCAGCTATGACAATGCACAAGTACAATAAGATGTATGAAGGTGATACTATTATGATGCGTTCCGCAGTTATGTCTTTATTGAAAAGTAATAGACAAATGGACGGCGCATTAAAAGATATGCCGCTTACGTGGGAAAGAATTAGTAATAGAATGGCAGGTATGAAAGATAAGTTTTTTGAAGCCATTGCAGGCAATTCAAAAGACCCTAACTCTCTGTCTAGTATGGTTAAACGTACTTTTTGGAATACGCTTGACTTTCTTTATAAAAACGCCGCCACCTTTAAAGCAATAGCAGGCACTATTTCAGCGTTTTTAAAGTTCACATTTAACAGTATCGCCGACTTCGCAAAGTTTGTGTATAACGCTACGTTAGGTACAACTACTAATATAGGCAAGTTCTTAGCTAATTGGAAAGAAAATACCGCAGGTATGATTTTATACTTAGGGGTAATTCAAGAACGTGTCCGCCGTTTTTATGTTGAGCATGAGCAGTCTATAAAAACGTTGTTAAAATTATTCGCCGCATATAAAATAGGAAGTGCTGTATTAGGTATTTTACCTGTACCTAAGTTAAATGCAACAGGACTTACATTAGATATCCCTGTTGCATTTAACTTACCTAGTATTGCAGTATTCCTTAGAAGTTTAAACCCTTTTGCAGGTGCAGCTTTTAATTTTACTAGAAGTTCAGGTGTTTTAGGTAACGCCTT